TGCTCACTGACCAACGGCACGTTGGACTTGAACGGCTATACGCTGACCACTGGTTTGTTTAGCTCAAACCAAACCAACGTCAGGACATTGGCTTTTGGCACGGGCAAGATTGTTTTGACTGCCACTTCTGGAACTATTTTTACAACATCTACCAGTACCAATTTAACAGTTACCGGTACAAACCCGTTGATTCAGGCAACGGCTGGCGGTGCGGGTACTCGCTCAATTACTATAGGGGCGGCTGGGGCAACCAACGCAATCAGCGTGGATGTAACGTCTGGGACAGACATCATTAGCCTTGGAACAACAAGTGGCGCATACAAAAATGTAAACTTTACAGGGTTTACGGGTACGTTTTCTACTGCAAACTCAATTTCGGTTTTTGGCAACTGGAACTTTGGCGGGGTTACCGCAGTAAGCGGCAGTTCAACAATTAGTTTTGCTGCTACATCGGGTACAAAAACAATTACATCAAATGGCGTATCGTTTCCGGGCAGTACTAACTTCAACGGTGTAGGCGGTACTTTTCAACTCCAAGACCCTTGTACAGTCCCCGCTACTAACACAACCAATCTAACCAACGGCACTTTGGATTTAGTTAGCTACACACTAACCACTGGGTTGTTTGCTTCAAGCAATAGCAATACCAGAACATTAGCTTTTGGTACAGGCAAGATGGTTTTAACGGGTACAAACACAAACGTTTACACAACAAGCATAGCAACCGGGCTTACTATGACCGGGACAAGGACTGTTGAGATTACAGGAGTTGGTATAGGTGGGGAAACGCGGACTGTTAGTGGGGGGAATGTAGCAACTGGTGGTGGTTCTGCCGCAAATGCAGCCAATTTGTACATTAAAGCTGGCGCAGACATTTTTAGCCCCGGCACTGCTGCAAGAGCTTATGGAACACTTGATTTCACTGGTTTTTCAGGGTCGTTGATTACAAATGCGTCACCACAAATTTATGGTGACTTGGTGTTGTCCACAGGAATGACTGTTACGACTGGAACAAACACTTTTATTTTTGCCGCTACAACAGCCCAAACAATTACCAATAACAACGTCACCATCAACAGCGATATTACGTTTGATGGAATCGGTGGTACGTTTGCCTGCCAAGATGCCCTGACGCTAGGCTCTACTAAAGCCTTGACAATGACCAACGGCACGTTAAAACTCAAGTCAGGCACAACCAGCACAGTCGGATCGTTTGCCACATCAGGCACAAACCAGAAGTTTCTGTCAGCAACAACACCCGGCACGCAAGCCACTCTATCTGACGCCAGCGGTACAAACAGCGTGAACTACCTAACCATTCAGGACAGCAATGCTACGGGCGGGGCGGTGTTCCAAGCCTTTACCTCAAACTTTAATGTTGACGCAGGAAATAACACTGGGTGGAAATTCAATAATGCCGGTGGTGCTTTTCTAATGTTTTTTTAATTTTTAGAGGTGCTTTTTAATGGCTCAATCAGGCTTTACCCCAATCTCGCTGTACTACACAACTACGGCTGCGGCAACACCGTCTTCTGCCAACCTTGTTGCTGGTGAGTTGGCGCTTAACACAGTTGATGAAAAGTTGTATTTCAAAAACTCCGCAGGCACTGTCAAGTTGCTGGCAAGTAGCGCGGCCACAACGCCAGTTACAACAGTTTCATTTGGCACTACAGGTTTAACACCGTCGTCTGCTACTTCTGGGGCTGTGACGGTTGCCGGAATTCTTGCAGTTGCAAACGGCGGCACGGGGAACGCAACTGGAACCGCAACAGTAAACGCAAACCTGACTGGCGCAGTCACATCCGTTGGAAATGCTACCTCACTGGGTTCGTTCACCTCTGCCCAGTTGCTTGCTGCTCTAACCAACGAAACAGGCACCGGCGTTGCAGTGTTCGGAACTTCACCCGCAATCACCACCAGCTTGACCACTGCATCTACTTCATTTGCTTTGCTGAATACCACAGCAACCACGCTTAATGTCGGCGGTGCAGCCACCACAGTAAACATTGGCGCGGCCACGGGCACAATGACCGTAGCCAACACCACCCTTGCAGCCAAGGCCATCACAGCGTCCACCACGCTGGGCGTGACAGGCGTATCTACATTGACTGGGGGCGCTCTTGTTCAAGGTTTGACTGTTGGGTTGGGCGGTAGTGCGGTAGCTACCAATACTGCTGTTGGCAGTGGCGTACTAGTATCTAACGTTGCTGGGGTAAGAAACACCGGGGTAGGGGAATTTGTGTTACTCGCTAACAGTGGGGGCAGTTATAATACTGGGGTAGGAAGTTATGCGTTAGTTAATAACATTGCAGGTAATAATAATATTGCAGTGGGTGATAGCGCGTTAGTTAATAACATTACAGGTAATAATAATATTGCGATTGGATATGGTGCAGGCGCTTATATCACAGGCTCCAATAACGTAGTCGTCGGCGGTTACGACGGTAGTGCCGCACCAATTTCTGGAACAGGTAGCAACTGGATTGTCTTGAGTGATGGCGCAGGCAATGTGCGACAAGCCATGGACTCCGCAGGCAATGCTCAGTTTCTCTACGGCGCTGTGGTGGTGTACGCACCTGCCCCAGCAAGTTTTTCTGCCCTTGCAACGCTGACCAATGCTAACTTGCAGACTCAGCTTATTGTTACAACAGGCACTGCGTACACATTAACCATGCCTACAGGGTCTACTTTAGACACTTTAATTAGCTGGTCAGGCGATGACCTTGGGTTTGATTTTTCAATAATTAATACCGCATCTGGTACGGTTACGATGGCGGTCAATACCGGGGTTACAAACATCGGTACTCTTACGGTGTTGACCGGCATTTCTGCCCGATTCCGTATTCGCCGCACCGCAGCCAGCAACTACATCGTGTATCGCATTGGCTAAAAGATTTATATGAGTGATATTGATACCAGATTTACCAGCCACGAGCTAGTTTGCGCTGAGAGATACGCGCAGATCAATGCTCGATTAAAACGCTTAGAGGGCGTAATTATGAAGACCGCCGGGGTGCTTATTGTTAGTATGTCTGCTATCGTTTACGCCAGCCTTACGTTACATCGGTAAGCATGGAATTCTTGGAGGCATTGGCAAAGGGTTGGCCCATGCTGCTGGCGCTGATAACGCTAATCATCGTGTTGGCAAAAATGGATATAAAAATTGCCGTGCTTGAGGAAAAAGTTAAATCGCTGTTTGAAATTTTTAATAGAAAAGACAAATGAAAGCCAAGTTGACTTTTGCTGTGACGTTAATGGTGAGCCTAACGCTATGCGTTGTTGTTGTTGGCATGGTTGCGGTGTTGATGATTGGGTTGTTTGACGAAAAAGTGGACAACAGCGAAATCTTCAAACTGATTAGCCCTGCGTTCCAGACCATCGTCGGTGGTTTTATTGGTTTGCTTGCAGGTGTCAAGCTGTCCCATGATGACGAGGAAACAAAATGATTCCAATTGTTGCATCCCTTCTTGGTACTTTGGCTCAGAACGGTCTGGGCCTTTTGTCATCTGCGCTTCAAGCAAAAGGCAAAGAGGTCGTTGAGAACGCTTTGGGCGTCAAGATCTCAGACAGCCCTAGCCCGGAGGAGGTCTCTAAACTACGCCAACTTCAGTACGACCACGAAGAACGATTGATTGAACTTGGGATCATGAAAGCCCAAGCCGAGTTGGAAGAACTCAAGGTGTTTGCTCTGGCCGCTCAGAACGAGGATAACAACGTCTCAGACCGCTGGAAGGCGGACATGGGTAGTGACTCTTGGCTGTCCAAGAATATTCGTCCTATGAGCCTTGTAGCCATCTTCGTGGGGTACTTTATCTTTGCCATGATGTCAGCATTCGGCTTGAACGCCAACGAGTCCTATGTGCAGTTGCTTGGGCAGTGGGGAATGCTGATCATGGGTGCCTATTTTGGTGGCCGCACAATTGAGAAGCTGGCCGACATGAGGAGTCGAAAATGAGCCTATCACAAGAACAGGCAGCTTTCCTGTTGGACATGTGCCGGCTGATCCAGCACGCCACTGAGCAAGGGTTTATGGTGACGGGCGGTGAATTGGCCCGGACGCCAGAGCAGCAAGCCCTCCATGTCAAGGCCGGCCGGTCCAAGACCATGAACTCTATTCACCTCAAGAGGTGCGCCATTGACTTGAACTTCTTCAAGGATGGGCGGATAATCTGGGACAAGGGCATCATTGCTCCGCTGGGCGCTTACTGGGAATCTTTGCACCCCAAAAATCGGTGGGGCGGCACATTTAAATCTCTGGTTGATTGCCCGCACTTTGAACGCAACGTCGGATAACGGAGAACAAAATGACAGTCGCAGCCGTAATGACGTATGACTCTCTGGTCAACGACATTCAGACCTATCTGGAGCGCACAGATCAGCAGACGCTAGACAAAATTCCGCAGTTCATCATGCTGGCAGAGCAGATTATTGCGGCTGAGATCAAATTCCTTGGCAACCTGACTGTGGCCACGAGCACCATGGTTGCGTCTGAAAACGTAATTCCCAAGCCCGGACGCTGGCGCAAGACGGTTTCAATGAACGTCACCGTGGCAGGCAAGCGCCAGCCTGTGCTGCTCCGGACCTACGAGTACATCCGCGAGTATTGGCCAGAGGCGGCCAGCACGGACGTGCCGCTGTTTTTTTGCGACTACGACTACACGCACTGGCTGGTGGGGCCCACCCCCACACTGGCCTACTCCTACGAGGTGCTGTACTACGAGCGCTTGCAGCCTTTGGACTCATCGAACCAATCAAGCTGGTTCACCCAGTACGCCCCACAGGCGCTGCTGTATGGCACTTTGCTGCAAGCCATGCCGTTCATCAAGAATGACGAACGCATGCCCATGTGGCAAAGCAACTACGACAAAATTATTGAAGTCCTGAAAACGGAGAACGTCATTCGTGCCGCTGATCGTCAGGCGATTGTGAGGGATTCATGAGTTTTAATAGCCCATTTACCGGTCAGGTAATTCAACCGACCGACGTTTCCTACCGCGATATTACGCTTTCCGCCGACAGTACCTTGACGTGGCCAATCAACGGCAGTGTCACTGACAACGCCGCAGCGCGGATCATGGATGTTACGTCGCTCTCGAGCGGCTTGGCGTTGGCCGGCGTCCTTGTTGCAGGCACGGGCGGGGAGTGCTCTTGCACCACAACCCCCAGCCTGTTTGTTGGCCAAGCCGTCGTTGTCACTGGGGTTCTAACCGGCACGGCAACAGGCATCGTCAGCGGCAACACCTACTACATCATTCTCACCAACGGCGCAACGACCTTCACCCTGTCGGCAACTTCAGGCGGCACGGCGGTGGCCACCACGGCCGGCACGACGACCGGCCTGACCTTCACGCTTGACTCGTTCACCTTGGACATGCCGCCTGCAAATCAGGCGTCCGTTGGCATTGACGCCTTGTTCCGCAACGTCGGCTCCTACAGTTTTGAGGTCAGGGATTACGACGGGGCCACAATCGTCACCATCGCGGCTGGTGAGGCCAAGTACATCTACCTAACCGACAACGCCACAGAGGCCGGCACATGGGGCCTGATAGCCTTTGGCGTGGGTACATCCAACGTCGATGCGGCCACCCTTGCTGGATTTGGCCTCAAGGCCATCTCTAACACCTTAAACGGGGCTATTGAGGTCAACACCTTTGCGTCCAACTACACCGCTTTGGCCACGGACCGGGCCTCAACTTATGTCTGGACTGGCGGCGCTGGCACCCTAACCCTAACGTCAGCCGTTACATTGGGCAATGATTGGTACATGATGGTTCGCAATGGCGGAACTGGCACGCTGACCATTGCGCCATCTGGCGGTGACCTGATCAACGGCGCTGCAACTATTGCATTGCAGCCTGCTGACTCTTGCGTGCTTTGCTGCTCCGGATTAGCCTTCTTCACAGTTGGTTTGGGCCGTAATGTTCAGTTTAATTTCACCCAACTCACCAAAGCTGTGGTGTCTGGCAGCTACACCCTGACCGCCGCCGAGGCCGCCAACACAATTCAAAAGTACACGGGCACCCTGACAGGCAATGTGACTGTGGTGTTGCCGCAGACTGTTCAGATTTACTACATAACGAACCAGACCAATGGTGGCGGGCCCGGCTATCAGATTACCTTTACCACAAGCGGTGGCGGGTCCACGGCAATTGTTCCAGCCAGCCAGCAGGTGATTTTGCTCTGCGACTCAATCAACTTGCTCAACGCCTCTACGATTGTCGCCGGTGCGTCCAGTGTGTCTTTAGTGGACGGTTCGGTGGGCGCTCCGGCGCTAAACTTTTCAACGGAAACATCAACGGGCGTTTACCGTCCCGGCTCTGGTGAATTTGGTATTGCCATCTTGGGCGTCAAGTTGTTTGGGCTGACCGCCACCGGGCTGAACATTCCCGGCACAGGGAACTTTACTGGGGGTGTTCAGGGCGGGGTTTTCTGATGGCCACTAAGGTTTTTACCCTTGATGCACAACCGGGCATCCAGCGCGACGGCACGATATTTGACAAGGTGTTCTACACCGACGGCGAGTGGGTGCGCTTTCAACGTGGCCGTCCCCGCAAGATTGGCGGATTTCGCGTCATTTCCGATCAGCTTACAGGCCCATCTCGTGGGATCTGGGTAAACCCGCAGAACGGCTTCACCTCAATTTTCAGCGGTTACAACGATGGCCTGCAAGTCCTGACCATTGACAACAACGGTATTGGCGCAGGGGCTGTAGATTTTACGTTGGCCAATTTCACGGCTTCAGATTTAAACCTCTGGCAATTTGATGGGTTTTATGACGTTGGTGGTAATGGCATTCAGTCGCTTGTGGCCCACCCCGGTCTGAACCTTGACTCAATCAGCAATGACGTTGATACGCCTGTGCTGATTGGCGATATTAACGGGTTAACAATGTCAAGAATCGGTGTTTTTACCGATGCCAACGCCTACATAAACAGCACAACATCTGTCACGATATCTGAAACAAACACTTTGATTGGCGCTGGCCAGACCGTGACCGGCACAAACATACCGTCTGGGACAACAGTTGTTTCAAGCAATCTTGAGTCGCCCAATTTAAGCACGGTCGCAGTAACGGGAACAAGCGGAACCTTCTCCTGTGCGTCAACCTCGGGCCTTTACATCAACCAAACAGTTACCGTTTCAGGATCTCTGCCGACAGAAATTTTGTCAGCGGTGGCGGTAACTGGAGCGGGCGGCACGTTTTCTTGCACTGCTACCACTGGTTTGTATAACGGGCAAGAGGTTGTTGTGTCGGGGGCATTGCTAAACACCACCTTGGCGAGTGTTGCAATCACAAGCTCAAGCGGTGCTTTTTCTTGCACAGCGACCACCGGACTTGCGGTAGATCAGCCGGTAGTTGTTTCTGGAACAATAAGCACAAACACCCTTGCAAGTGTTGCGGTCACCAGCGTCAATGGCGCTTTTTCTTGCACCGCAACAACTGGACTCTACATAGGCCAGCCAATTACCGTGGGCGGCACACCTACTCCATCAACAGTTGCTGGCGTGTCTGTTACTGGAACTGCGGGCCAATGCTCTTGCACGGCTACTACGGGACTTTTCATAGGGCAGGCAGTTTTTGTGACCGGCACGCTTACTGGAACGTCAACTGGTATCAATGGCAACAGGTTTTATTTCATTATTGCCACCGATGGGACATCAACATTTACGTTGTCAGCGGCGTTGTTCGGCACAGCCTTGACAACAACGGCAGGCACAACCACTGGGCTAACATTTACGGCAATATTGTCAAGCGGTGTCACAGCAGGCATCACTTATTACATTATTGCAACCAACGGGACATCAACATTTACGTTGGCGTCTTCAATAAATGGGGAGGCAATAGCAACAAATATTGTCACCTTGGCGGGACTGACGTTCACTGGGCCAAATGGAACAGGACTTGTTTCAGGAGCAACTTATTACATTTCCGCCACGAACGGCACAACAACCTTTTCTTTGGCTGCCACTTCTGGTGGATCTTCAATAACAAACACCCTTGGTGCAACTACTGGATTGACATTTGTTACAACACCATTTCCGGGAGTTATAACCGGGACAACGTACTTCATTATTGCAACCAATGGCACGTCAACATTTACTTTGTCCGCTACCTCTGGTGGATCAGCAATTACAACAATAGTAACAGGCACCAATAATTTGGTGTTTACGATACAAAAATACATTGGTCTGACTTCTGGCAGCACTTACTACGTTATTGCCACGAACTATTCAACAACATTTACGTTGTCTGCAACCTCTGGTGGAGGCGCAGTATCCACAATTGTTGCGTCAACAACCGGGTTTGTTTTTACGCTTGGCTCTTATCAAAAAGTGGTGTTGTCCGCTGCGGCAACTTCAAGCGGCCCGGTGACATTGACGTTTGACAACAACATCTCAGTATCTGGCGGACTTGTTGCGCTGCACCCTTACCTGTTTGTGTACGGCAACAATGGTCTGATTCAGAACTGTTCGGCCGGCAACCCTAGCGACTGGGTCTCTGCCGACGCAAATGCGGTCAACGTAGCCTCCGGCAAGATTGTCCAAGGGCTACCCGTCAGGGGCGGCTCAAACGCGCCCTCTGGCCTGTTTTGGAGCCTTGACAGCCTGATCCGCGTGTCATTCATTGGCGGGACAGGGACGCCTGCTCAGTACTGGCGCTATGACATCATCAGCAGCCAGTCCTCCATCCTGTCTTCTCAGTCGGCCATTGAGTACGACGGCGTTTATTACTGGTGCGGCGTGGACCGCTTCCTGCTGTACAACGGTGTGGTCAAGGAGATCCCCAACAGCATGAACCAGAACTACTTCTTTGACAATCTGAACTACGACCAGCGTCAGAAAGTTTGGGCAACAAAGGTTCCTCGTTTTGGTGAGATCTGGTGGTTTTATCCGCGTGGTGAGGCAACCGAGTGTACTGACGCCGTTATCTACAACGTGCGCGAGAGCACTTGGTACGACGCTGGTGAGGCGCGAGGTGCCCAGCGCTCTGCCGGGTACTTCTCGCAAGTGTTTGCGTTTCCCGTGGCCGCTGACTGGCATGCCAGCGAGTCTGAACTCGTGTTTACAGACACTTTCAACGAGGTGTCTGGCAGCGTTTTCTTGTACAGCGACACCTACAACTTGCAGGTTGCGCTCAATCAGGTTATTACTGGCACCAATATCCCCACAAGTACAACCGTGGTGGCCATCACGACCAGCAACATTAAGACGCTTGGGGCAATCACCCCGGGCGCTGGCTACGTCAATGCAACCTACACCAACGTCACCCTCACAGGAGGGTCAGGATTGGGCGCTAAGGCCACGATTGTCGTTGCCGGGGGGGTAGTGACCACCGTGACCCTTACGGCCAATGGAGCGAGTTATGTCATCGGCAATGTGTTGAGCGCCACGGCGGCCAGTTTGGGCGGCGCAGGGGCTGGGTTTGCCATCCCGGTCACAACAATTTATGCCCAAGCCATCCAAATGTCGGCGGCGGCCACAGGCACGGCTGCGGTGTCATTGACCTTCTCAACCCCGCCTGACCTGATTGCCATGTACCAGCACGAAATTGGCACCGACGAGGTTGATGGCCAGAACGTGCAGTCCATCCTCAGTTCGTTTGAAACCAATGACCTTGGTTGGGTCTCTGGCGGCCCGTCCCAGTTGGCCACAGAAGGCGTAAACCGCTGGATCCGACTTGATCGGATTGAACCGGATTTCATCCAATCTGGTGAAATGTCGGTCATTGTGACCGGACGGCCATTTGCGCAGGGCGAGGACAAGGAGTCCGACCCATACATTTTTGGACCCAACAACGGCAAAATTGACATGCGCGAACAACGCCGAGAGTTGCGTCTTAAATTCACATCTAACGTGGCCGGCGGAAATTACCAGCTTGGCAAAGTCTTGCTCAGTGCCGAGATTGGCGACGTGAGGCCATATGGCCCTTAACCCTGCGCTGATCTACGACCCCCGCTACAGCACGTTTGAGTCGTGGGCAAGCCTTATGTGCGAGCTGTACGGGGCCCAGAATCTCCAGATCCCTGATGCCCAGACGGACTGGAGGCTGTGGGGCAATGGCTTGATTGCGATTGACGTTTTTGCGAACGAGGCCACGCCCCGGACGGAACAATACGACAATTGGTTTGATTGGGCCGAGGCCATGGTGGCGGCGGTCAACCCAGCAACGCAAACAACATGAACGGGTTTGGCGACTTATGAATATTTTGGAGTACCGTCGCAAAGCTTTGGGGTATACCTATCGTGCGGATGGTGATTATGAGGATTTTTACAAACCCACCGTCGCTCCGACTCCGGCTCCTACTTTGGCAAACGAAGCAGAGGAAGCAGTGCGGCGGATGTACATAGAGGAGCTTGGAAGAGAGCCTGACCCCGGTGGATTGGCGTACTTTGCCCAACAATTTGGTACAAATGTTAGTGCAGATGAACTAAGAGTCTTTAGGGAGATGGCGGGTGAAGAATATACCAATGCTAATCCCGCACCAACTCCTGCACCAACTCCTGCACCAACTCCCGCACCAACTCCTGCACCTACTCCTGCACCTACTCCTGCACCAACTCCTGCACCAACTCCTGCACCAACTCCTGCACCAACTCCTGCACCAACTCCTGCACCAACTCCCGCACCTACTCCAACTCCAACTCCAACTCCAACTCCAACTCCTACCCCAACCCCAACCCCGACTCCTGCCCCAACTCCAACTCCAACCCCAACCCCTACGCCCACCCCGACTCCTACTCCTACCCCGACTCCAACTCCAACTCCAACTCCAACTCCTACCCCAACCCCTACGCCCACCCCGACTCCTACTCCTACTCCTACCCCAACTCCAACTCCAACTCCTACCCCGACTTCAACTCCACAAAGCATTCAAGAACAAATTGCGGCCTCGCTTGGGATACCTGTTGGCAGTGTAAGCATACGGTATGGAACAACACTTGGTGGACGGGAAGGTAACACTGAGTTACAAGACACATCCAAAATTATTGGTTATGCGGTAAAGAATAACAACGAGCTTGGGTCATTATTTGATCCTGCTGGGAACACAACGGGTTATTACATTCCCAAAAATCCCTCAAGCATGGGGGAGCAGTTTCTCAATTCACTGGAAGACGTTGCCAAAGTAGGTCTTGTCGCTGCCGCTGCGTACTACGGCATACCTTGGTTAATAAATGCTGGTGCTGCTGCTGTAAGTGGGGTTGGCGCTACCCTGTCTGCCACTACTGGCGCTACTACTCTGTCTAGTATTCTTGCTACCCCCGGATTGACTCTTGGAACTGCACTGGGGATCACCAACCCCACGGCTGCAGCGCTTGCCGGTAATTTAATTATTCAAACTGCCACCAATGGTGGAAATGTAGAGCAAGCCATAAAAAGCGCTGTGCTGTCGGCGGGTTTAGATTTTGTGGGGTCTGCTGTTTCTGGCGCTGTAAACGGCGCACTTAAAAATGTTGAGCTACCTGCTATTGTAAAAACAGGAATTGCAAATGGCGCTACCGCTTTAGTAACTGCCGGAGCAACTGGACAAAACCCACTTGATGCGTTGGCTGGCTCAACCCTTTCAACGGCTATCAACGGCGTGGCTAAGTCTATGCCGGGGTTTGGCGACAGCAAGATGCCAACAGGGGCAAAAAAAGTAGCTATTGCGGCTATTACAGCCGCACTCACTGGAAAAGACGTAACCAACGCCACGTTAAATGCGGCGCTTGCTGAGGGTAAAAAAGCAGCGGCTAGTTACATTGATAACACATTGGGACTTAGCCCTGATGTTAAAGCTATTGCAAACGCATACAAAGACCCAAGCCGCGCTCTGGATGTAGTGCAACCCGATACAAACAAAACAAGTGCGGCTGCACAACTATATATTGATGTTACTGGTAGAGTGCCAGATGCAGAAAGTCTTAAATATTGGGAGAATAGTTTTGGTGATGTATTAGACCAAAATGAAATTAATTCATTTATTAACGCCGTAAAAGCATCAGAACCAAATATAAATGTTAAACGCAATCTAGAACTTGCTGGTCTAGTAGACACAAACACAGAAACCGTTACCCCAACAGTCACTCCGACAGTCACTCCAACAGTCACTCCGACAGTCACTCCGACAGTCACTCCGACAGAAACCGTTACTCCGACAGTCACTCCGACAGTCACTCCGACAGTCACTCCGAC